ATACATAAATCAGTCTATGAATATCAATCAACTGGACCCACAAGTGGTTCAGATATTTTTCAATCAGAAAAATGTATTGAGATACTCAAAGGTGATTGTGATTTTATTGTTAATAAAATCATGAATTATTGTATGGAAACGTATAATCAAAGATTAGATTCTCTTGAATTAATCGATCAGAAATCTTATAAGAAAACTTACATGCCAATTGTAACTGGAAATTCGTTTGAATTTAAAGCAGGTTATGAATTTGATCCATGTCCTAAAACAATGCCAATTGTTAAAGCACATGCGATTCCAGAACCTCTTAAAGTTCGTATGATTACCAAAGGTGAAGCCCAAAATTGGGTTCTTAAACCATTACAAAAGGCTATGCATAGAGCTCTTAAGGATTTCCCTTGTTTCCGCCTGACCTCAGGTCAATGCATCTTAAATAATTTTAAGAAATTTAAAGAAGGAATGTTATATGTATCGGGAGATTACTCCGCAGCTACAGATAATTTAAACATGGATATTATGGAAACAGTAGTTTCTGAACTTATTAAAGTTCTTCCATCGGAAATAATTCCATATGTCATCCGTGAATCGAGTGCTCATATTATTGAGTATCCTACCAAAACTGGTTTGGATTCGATTCTTCAAACAAATGGTCAATTAATGGGATCATTGTTGTCATTTCCTATATTATGTGTTGCAAATGCAGCCACATATGGAATGGCATCAAACATTGATGACATGATTGACTTAAAATGTTTGATAAACGGTGATGACATTTCCTTCCGTGACTTTCAAAAAGTTATTAGAAAATGGAAAATCATTGCAAATCAAATGGGATTGATACCAAGTGTTGGAAAAAACTATGTATCTAGAAAATGGTTTACTATTAACTCACAGTTGTGTTATAGTTCACAAAATTCTAATATGATAAAAGTTTTACCTTCATCGGCATATAACACCATTTGGTCTCACAGGGCCAGAAGAGGTGAGATCAATACTATTCGAGAAGCCGTTCAAAGATTTGATAAGAGATTAGTTGTTTCTAATCTTAAGTCAGCTCTAAAAATGACTCCTAGAAGTATTGATATATCTGTCCATCATGGCGGTCTTGGTATCAAAGATACTAGACAGCCCACTAAAGTAGATCGTGAAATTAATCTTATGAGTTTTCTTAATAAGAAAACACAATTAGTTAAACATATCGATGAGTATTCAATTGTACAGTGTAC